TAGCTGATCCTTTATTCACGCTTGCTGTACTTCCCTTCCCAGATTTACCTTTTTTGCTATTAATAATCCTTTTTCTAATCTCTTCATCGCCTCTATCTTCAGTAGTAATAACAGGCTCTTGTTTATCGAAATAGATAATATCGAGATCCATAGTATGCTTATTATTACTAAAATTATGAGTTACGGCTTGAACGTAGACTAACTCGTTAAGGATTTGATCGCCGATATCGAAGTTAAGCCATATACCAGAACCCGGACGGATTATAGTGCGCCCTAAGCAGCCTTTTAAACGCAACGTATGCGTTTTTCTGGCTAAATTATCGAGCATAACTTTAGCTTTCTCGATAGCGTTTATATCCTTTTCATCTGGCTTATATACCTTTTGTAATACACCCCAACGTTTAGTCTGTTCTAAGGCATAAGCTGCGCCTGTACGATACGCTTCTTTATGTTTATCGTTGCCGGTTTTAGCTTCCCTAACGACTAAGATTTGAGTGAATGTATTTCTGTCGATAGAAGATATATACTCGTAATCCTCGACTTGACTAGCATCGATTAATATGTCGGTTATCATATCGTTAAGCTCTTTTACGGTTAATAAGCCGTTATCATCGTAAGCTACATAGATAGGCTTGCGTTTTTCCTCGAAGCTTTTATCAGTATTAGCCTTTTCGAAGTTACTATTAGCTTTTTCTGGATTAAAAGACGTTTTAGGTTTATTCTTTTTATTCATTTCTACTTCGTCTAAACCGCTGAAGCCGCCTCGATATTTATCGGGATTAAGAGTTTTAGTCTTCTTAGCATTTAAGGCTTTAACCGGTATTTTAGGAGAGTTAATCGACGTTAATTTAAGCATCGTTAATAAGATATCTTGATACGATTTACCGTCGAATACACGAGATATCTTATATTCTGTCGGAGCTATCTCGCCGAGCTTAATACCGAGGTCTTTAGAAAGGGCTATAATTAATTCAGATGCCGAATTCTTACCGTCGAAGATATAATAGCCTTCCGATTTTAAGTAACGACATTGATCGTAACACGTTACTTGAATGATATTATTCTTAGAACGACTCTTCTCGAAGATATATCCTACGAATATAAGTTCGCCGTTAACCTTAAAGTTAACGAGATCGCCTTCTTGAATATCGAGTAAGGGATCTTTTAATACATTAAAAGTTAATTTAGCCGGAGCAAGATCGGGACTACGATCTAGGGTAATCCCGTCTTGAGGCTCTATTAATAGCATATCTTTTTGATTACGAACGGTGAGTTCATAAGTGAGGTTGAGCGGCGCATTGGTTATTTCTACTGAATTAAATTCTTCCATATATCGTCGACCTTACCTTGCTTATACATATTGATAACTTGACCGCCTTCTAAATAACACGGTACCGTGATCTTATTAAGGGCGGCTATTTTAAATAAATTATTAGTGTTTCCGAACTGTTCTTTTACGGCTCGTAATAACGTAGCCTTAGGGCCGACTTTAACTTCCTTCTCTGGTACTTTATCGGACGGACGATTGTTATCGATATGAGCGGTTAATGTACCGTCTTTTTCACTATCGATAACCACCTTCTTCGTACCGTAATCACGCCATTCTTTTAAGCTAATCTCTAAATGAGCATCGAAGCCGTAATCCGCATCTTCCTTATGTACAAGATCTTCGATAGTAACTCGTTGATTTAACATACTAATCATTTCGCCGTTAGGTTTCATTCTTACGACTATAAAATGAATAGGCTGTCGTTCCACTTTTGCCTTTAGAATCCGAGTCATGTAATACTCAGCCTTCTCGTGCTTATGAAGTATAGACTGATTAAAAGGATATTTACTATTAGGAAGTAAAATCTCGAAGCTATAATTCGTTAATCCCATCGGCTTCGGTATAGTTACTTCACCGACATTTAATAGATCGAGAGTTTCGTTTTTATTGGCATAGTTAATCGTAAGAGCCTTAGGAGGAATAGGTAACTGTGTATCGTTAAGATAGAAATAATACATTATAGAGCCTCCCCGGTGTTGCGTTCGAATGCGCTACCTAAGCCACTAGCGAAGTCCGTTATGAACTCCCCATAATTTACACTACTATCAATATTATTATTATTTGTAATGTTCATATGAATAGTTCTATTAGACCATTGTTTAATAGCGTCGTTCATAATACCTTGATGTAAACGATCGATCTCGTCTTTCGTTAAGTCGATAGCCTTAGCCATTTTTTCGGTATTCTTAGCCGTCTTCTTAGAATTCTTAGCCGTATCTCCGGCCGCCTTAGCTACTGCATCGACTTTACCGTCGTAAGTAGCGTTATTGTCTGGCTGCTTAGAAGTAAACACATTGCTAATACCGCCTACTACTCCGTCGCCTTTATCTTGCCATGCACTAGCCGTCTCGAGAACATTCATCGTACCCATTTTATAATCGTCTAAAGGACCAGAGTCGACTTTCATTTGGAAGTTAGCAGCTACAGCCGGACCTACGCCTTCTAATAAGCTTTTAAGGAACGGTATCTTACGCATTACATCGAGTATCGTATTAATAGCGCTTACGGTAAATTCGACGATATTGTTCCATAGACTACCAAATAGGTTTTTAATAGCTTTAGCCGGATTATCGAATACCGTTAACAGGAAGTTAGCGAATATAATGAAGATATTCCATGCATACGCTACGCCGTTATATAGGAAAGCAAATAATCCACCGAATACACCGGCAATAACACCGACCGTAGTATAGGTACTTCCAGTTACTTCATCGTAAGCCATTACTAATAAATGAATAGCACCAATTACCGCTATAATAGCTATCGCTATAAGTCCGACAGGATTAGCAGCTATAGCAGCGTTTAAGCTCCATTGAGAAGCCGCTAACGCATAGTTAGCTATAGTATTAGCTACTTTAGCAGCCGTATCGATACCGAATACAATAGCCGAATAAGCAGCAGCTGCACCGATAGCATATAGAGCTACCGTTACGATACCGCTATGTTCTTGTAAGAAACTAAATGCCTTTTGACCGAATGTAAGCATCTGTTTAAATGCATACGATATTTCGTTAGCTATATTCTTAATAATAGGGGCTATATACTGTATATTATTCTCGATACTATCGATAAATTGCCTAAATTCTTCGCTATTCGATAATTCGTTAATAACGTCGAATAACGGAGCAAATGCATATTGAGCTACCGACTGAATATCGGTTACCCAGTCCGACATCGTATGAGGTAATTTTCTAAACTGTTCCTCAATTTCGGCGGCATTTTCCGTCATAGCCTTCTTAATAACTTCGGCCGTGATTTTACCGTCAGCAGCTAATTTTTTAAGTTCGCCCCTCGATACGCCCATCGTCTTCGCAATGATATTCTCAAGTATCGGAGCGTTTTCGGCGATACTTCTGAATTCGTCGCCTTGTAGTTGCCCGGATGCTAAACCTTGCGTTAACTGGAGCACAGCATTCTTTTTAGCTTGACCTTTAGTACCGCCAATAGCCATAGCCTTATTAATTGTTTCGGCAAATTGAACCGTCTCTCGAGGGTCTGGGAAAGCATCGTGAGCCGACTGAGATAGATTAGCTACCATTTCAGCTACATCGGCGTAAGCGGAACGAGAACGACGTGCCGATTCGTATATTTCACGGTTAAGAGCTATTACATTATTTTGTGAACCCGCAATAAGCCCTAATCGAGCATTAATCGTAGCGTATTCTTCAGCCATGTTTAATACGCTACCTAATGCATCGCCTACTTTAGCTATAGCTGCTGCGGCTATATTAGCTCCTAATGCTCCTAAGAATACTGATTTAATGTTCATAAGAGAACCAGTAGCTTTAGTGGCTTTATCTGATACGCCGCCCACTTTCTGAGCGAATGACGACATAGCCGTAGAAGATCGGCTAGCATTTTGCGATATATTTTGTAATACAGGAGAAACACCGTCGTTAAGTTTGATAGTGTTAGATAATATAGACATATTCTACTCCCGACTTGTGTTTTTTAAGTTCTTCTTGAATTTTTTTCCGCTCGTCCATACGAAACGATATTGAAGCAAATATAAAATTACGCTCCTGTTCGTCCATAGAATTAAGTTCGAGCGGAGTTATATGATAATACTGGAGAGCCAGATGATAGAGATATGCCTCGGGGTTCTCCTTAATTAGTTTTTTAATTCGGATACCGTATTAGTTTTACCGGACATAACGTCTTGTAATGCTTGGATTAATACTTGAGTTTCGCCCGGATACAACATAGCGCCTAATAAGTCGTTAACGTTAGTTACTCCGTAAGAGTCTTGTAATTCTGCGTCGTTAAGACGAGGAAATAATACGACTTGTTCTAATAGACCGGCGTTAAGGTTTTCTTCGTTAGTTTCTTTAATTTTTTGACCGTTTACGAGTTTAGTAACCGTATTTTTTTTAGTAATTTCTTCTACTAATTTAGTACTAATAGGATGTAATACCCATTCTAAAGGTTTACCTTCTTTATCGGTAAAGCGTTCAGATACTACGACACGTACGTCGTCTACCTGTTTAGCTTTATTTTTAAAGAACCCGTTAAGGGACATATTTTTAATCTCTGACATTGTTTTTTATCTCCGTTATATCATAGAAGAGGGCTTAATTAGGCCCTCTTATTGTATTTTAATTAGGCGTGAATACCATCAAGATCTTTAAACTTCTGAACTCGTTTGATACCGCCTACCGTAAAGTCGATATCGACTTCAAGATATTTGCCGTCTACGTCGAAAATCGTTTCGCCTTGTTTAGTAACACAGCAATTACGATAAATTATAGTACGAGCACCAGTATCGGAAGTAGGATCTTCGTTAGTTGTTTGAAGATCGAAATAGAAGGCTTTACCTTCATTAATAAAACGATCCATATATTCATCAAAGTAATCAGAAACAGCATAAGCAGTCATAGAGCCGGAAATTTTAGCACTTACGCTTTTAGTCTGTTCTACTGTGTTACCTAGGACATTAACTTTTTCGCTTTCAAAGTCTTTATTAATTTTTAAATTTTTAATGTTAAAGAAGTTGTATCGATTGCCTTCGATCGTGATAAAAGCACGACCAAGTTTAGAGGATACAACGTCTTTAGCGTTCATAGTTTGAACTTCAGCCATTATTTAACTCCTTATTTTACGTAACAAGTAGCGTACAATTTATCCATAGCTACAGTCGGTTTAATTTCGTAGTTAATAACTACGGAACCTTTTTCGTCGCCCTCTGTCGGGATTTGTACATCCTTAGGATCGAAGCCATTAATAGCTCGTACGCTTTGATATTCTTCAAATAATTTAACGATATCGTTCCATAAAGCGATACGACCGTCTTGATCGTTAGGAGTTTTACCTAGGTAATAGTTACTAAATAGACGAGCTACATCGTATGCGGAGTTATCGAGTACACGAATAACTTGGTTAGATGCGAAGTCTTTAGTACGATCTTTAGAGAACTCGGTAAAGGAGTTAACGTCGCTAAGGATGCGAGTACCGCCTTTAACGTTACCGGAAGCGGAGTCCGCTACGTTATGAAGTACTAATTGACCGTTTTTAACAAATTGTTCAAGCTCATATTGTTTGTATTGAATATTAAAGTTAAATTCGCCGTCGTATGCTTTATTAGTCAAAGATTGATTAATAGGGCAAGCAGCTTCAGCACCAGTTAACCAATAAACACCGGAACCCGGTTCTTCACCACTATCAGTAACTTTATTAGCTAAAGAGATAACGCCTTCGTAGTTAGCTTTATCACGGTTATATAATACGACTTGGAATTTTTGACCTGTAGTTTCACGAGCACGTTTAGCAAATGCAATGAATAAGTTTTGAATAGTAGTATCGCTACCGGCATAACCTAATACGTTAAAGTAATAAGGCTCGATTAATTCGATATACTTCTGATAATCAGATGCTTGGACTTGAGTACCGTTAGTTCCACCAGTAAGATATTTAGCAGCTTGAGTTGTAAAGCTTTCACCTTTAGTAAATACTACATAATCGTTATCGATTAAATCTTTAGGAGTGGATAAACCGGACTGCTCATCGACTTTTTTAACTACATCGTTAGTCTTGATATAAGTCGTTACTGTGAATTTATCGGATGCATTAATATCGGCGCTAATAGCTACAGCGATATCGTTACCACGTACGCCGCCAAATTTAGCAGTAGCTACAGTAGACTGAGCTTTAACGGCATCGGAATTCAAACGATATAAATATAATGTTTTAGCATTTAAGAAAAGGTCTCGTAACCCTTTCATTTTAGGATGCGCATAATCGTAACCGAAGATACGAAGAGAATCCTTTTGAAATTCTTCTTGTTCTACACGTACGATAGCGTTAGTTTCGCCCCAATCGAGAGACAAAGCCATAGTAGTATATCCACGATCTACTACTTCGGCAAATGCTTTCAATTTAGATACGAAATTGATGTAAACGCCCGGTAATACCTTATTTTGGAATAACCAGTAACCGCCACCTTGAGCCATGTATAGGCCTCCTTATTGTTAATTAAATATATGTAATTAGTCGTTATATACTTCGACAATCGGAGTACTTAATGTTCTATCGAGAAGCTTCTCGACTTCTTCGACGGAGTATTCACGATTTTCGAGTACGGCGCCGAGCATATCGGCATAACGAGAGAATCTATCGGAAATAATAATCGTTTCTGGATCGAATGTAGGAGCCGGAGCGCTCGCTGTGTTTACGTCGTTAGTCGTGCTCACTACTTCACTCGCTACGCTCGTTACATTCGCTTCGCTCTCGCTAACTACACTCACTTCGTTCGTCTCATTAGTTTTAGCCATGTTTAACCTCTTGTTTTTGCGTTAAGGACTGCATAGGGTCCTCTTTATGAACTTTCCTAATATGATATGTATACGATACTTTAAAATGCAAAATACCGTCCGTAATCCGATAGCTCATATCTTCGCCTTGTAATAGGGAATTATCGCTTAGAGTGATGTACTCTAAATCGAAATAGAGTTGTTCTACAATCGGATTGATTTGCTTCCTATGGTCTTCGATATAATCGTCGTCTTTAATAAACAACATAATATCGAAGTCATGACGGCGCTCGTATCGATCCCCTATTAAATGAGTATGATCAGTACTCAAGGTTTCGATTACGAAGCAAGGGAATTCAGCATCGGATTTAATCTCGTCGACATATACCGGATAGTTATGTTCCTTATAAAGGACAGTCGCTATGCCTTCAATAACGTCGTTAATGTAAATCATTTATCCAATCCCTTTAAAAATTCATCGAGGGCGTTTTTCATTATATTTTGTGAAGCTTTTCTGGTAGCCGCTTCAGCCTTCTCTTGCATATGTAGACCCTTTACAAACGATTTAGTTAGTCTCTTGCCTAGAACAGGAACGAACCTTCCCGGAGTTTGTCTATGACCGTCATTAACATACGATGCATAGGAAGCCGAATTCGTTACCTTAACCGTGTTACGATTAAGCCTTTCAGCTTCCCACGATCTTCTCATGTGTTCCGACATATTGCGATACTTACCGTCCGGGGAAATTTGTACTTCACCGACCGGAGTCGCTGCTATAGCCGTAGCCAAGTATATTTGGGATAAATCGTCGGTGATACGAGTAGATAATTCCTTCTGGTTTTTCTTTAGAACATCTGTTCGACGTTCTAATTCTTTAAAACCAGAAAGATCGAACGTAATTCTAGCCATTATGCTTACTCCTTAGCTTTAATTCTATTTCTTGATGTGTATCGTATAGAGCCGTCTGAGAAGCTGCGGTGTAATTAAACGTTCTACCTTGTCTTACTACTTCAATATCGGAACCGGGTTTTATATGTATATCGGGAGAAATGAATAAAGTGATTAACTGAGAGGATGCCGGCAATTTATTCACTATATCGTTAGAAGAAATAGTTTTAAATGATATACGGCATGGATAACTAATAGATTCGAGTTCTCCGTTGGTTATAATCCCGGTTTTAGGGTCTTTAATAGCTTTTCTTTGTTCCTTGATAATACAAGTATCGGTATATAGGCGTTCATAATGTTTACGAGCTACCATTTTAATTGTCGATAACATGTGATATCTCCGGTTAAAGTTAGCCATAGGTGAATAAGAGAATCGAGTGCAGCCGCCTTATCCGTACTAAATTCGATCTCGGTATCCCCTTCTTTTAGCTTCTTGATCGGATTAAGATCTTCAGCGCTAAGGATACGATCTTTATTAGCTTGAATAAATCGAGCTGCTACTCTTTTCTCGAGAAGGTACTGTAATTCGTCCGGAACATCGCTTCTATTTAATACGTTCATTAAATATTGTTCTTCGGACTCATAGATATAACGAAGAACGCCATCATATTCGGCCGTTACATTAAAATGTGTAGCCATACGAATTAGTTCTTTTACGTTATCCATTATTTAGACCTTATTTTTTGAATGTTGCTTTTACTACTTTAGATTCGTTAGTCAATGCTACTGCGTAATGTTTGTTAGCTACCATTACTTCTTTACCGGACAATAAATCTGGTTGAACACCGGCTTGAATATCACGTTTCATGAATAAGGATACTGCTGGTAGTTCTTCTTCGTCAGCATTTACGCATACGATGAAGTTATCGATAGTAGCGCCGGCATCGCTGATTTTCTTAGATACGACTACACGGCAACCACCGACCATACCTACTTCGCCAGTCATGATTACGTCGTTACCATATTTACTTTTATCGTAGAATTTGTCTTCTTTACGAAGTGCTGTTAATTGGGAAGGAGCGATGAAGATAACTTTTTCTTGAGCGTCTTCTTCAGCCAATTTATCAATAGCATCCATAATGCCGTCATAAGAAATTTTGTTAGCGCTAGTAGCTGTCAAAGTAGCACCACTAAGAGCAGCAAGGATATCGTTATCTACTTTATCGGCAATGGATTTAGCTAATTGAGCTGCACGTTGGGCTACAGGATCGCCATAACCAGATAGTTTAGCTTCGTCTGTCAAGTCTACGGCTTTAACTGCTTTTTTAATAGCAGCTTTTTTAGTAGAAGTAGTCATTACGGATGGAGTTACTGCTGCACCTTCTGCTACGTCTTCAGCTGCGCCGATGTAGTTAAAAGAAGGAAGTGTAATTTCAGAACCCGGTACGCCGACCAAAGTGTTGTCAACTTTAGCGATTTGAGTGAATTTAATTGCTTTAGGTAAACGAGCGGAAATCATGGCGCCCAATACTTGAGGGTTTACCATGTTAGTTAATTTTGTTTCATTAGCCATTATTAATGGTCTCCTTATTTAGATAATTCATTAAATAGATCTGGATCGTTTGTTAAAAGTTCGTTTAATTGTTCATAATTTAGCTTGCCGAACTCTTCTTTAGTTAATCCTGTATGTTGAGTATTAGTTTCTCCCGGTACTACACCTTTAGGAGTATCGGAGGTGAATAAATAAGAATCTGATTGTTTGAGCGCCTCGATTTGCTCTTGTAATCCCGAAATAGATCCGTCTTCATTTAGAGTAATAGCCTCTTTATTAAGTAAAGACGTTAAGATTTTCGGATTCTTAACACCACATTGAAGAATGGCGGAATTAATGCCATTATCTACTTGCATTTCTTTAATCTTTTGTGCGTATTGACTATCACGTTCAGCCGCTTTATCTTGTAATTCTTTAATCTGTGCTTTCAACGTTTCGTTAGCTGTTTCAGATTCTGTTAATTTGTTAATTTCGCTGCGTGTAGTTTCAATTTCTTCTTTAAGCTGCTTATATTTTTCGTTTTTCTCGTTAAATTGAGACTTAGATACGTAATTTTTACCGTAATCTTCGATAATTGCTGTAGCTTGTTCTTCTGTTAAATTTAATGCGAGTAATTCTTCTTTAGTCATTGTTAGTATTCTCCTGTTAATGAATTCGTTTTATTTACGAGAGTAACATCTCTCACTTATTTAAAGGATTTTATGTATTATTTTTTATCGTCTGTAATACAAGAAAAAGACAAGGGGTGGATAAGGAGACTACTTAACGTATTCCTTATGCCATTCTTCATATGTCATATCGTCTATATATTGTGATTTACCATCGATACGAGCCGATCGGCCCATGAGTTCTCCGACATACGGGATCATGGTCGAACGACAATGCGGATGGAACGGAGGAGCCGTTACACCCGGTTTAAAGTCTTTACGGTCTATAATTCGTTTATCGAGATGGCGACATACGGACGATGTATGAGTATCTAGCGTCGCTAATATTCGGTACTTATCCACGTTTAATTCTTTAAATGTTTGATTTAACGCTAATTCTTGTACATAAGCGACTTCTGTTTCGACTAAACGTCTAGCTTGATGTAAATCCGTATCGAATGCATTGGATATACGTTCTGTAATACGTTCTGTCGGTTCTGACGAGATAAATGCTCGTGTTATTTCTTGCTGTAGCTTGAGAACAAGCCTATCTCTTCTATCCCATATTCTTTGAGAGAAATTAGATTCGACCCACGGAGTCTTAATAGCTTCTTGAATAGCCTTTTTAGGTACCTGTCTAAATGTTTGATATTGCCCTTGTAGTTGTTGTGTGATAGAAGCTGCCTCATAGTATGTCGATGTATATACTTTATTGAGTGCATCGTTAATACTTGTATGCTGCTGTGCTGCTAATAATTCGACGAATTGTGAGGTATGTATCCATAGTTCTTCTAGGCGTGTTAATCTGGCCCTTAAAGAGGCATTTTCAAGAAGTCGTATTTGCTTTTGCGATAGGTCTTTCTGTTGCGCTAATTTAACGTATTGTTTTAACGTTAATTTAAACGCTTTTAATTCTCTTGCCGACAACTGCTTACGAGCATCGGCAAGGGTTATCTGATTATTATTAGCGTATCGTTGAATAAAACCGGCAATCTGGTTCTCGTATTTTTCGAGAGAATACGCATAGATCGAAGTTAAATCTTCGTATGTATCGTTAGCGGTATGTAATCCACGCTCTTTTAAATTAAGAAAGCGTTCTTCCCAGTACGTCATCGTTTAGTACCTCGTTACGTTCTTTCTTAACTCTGTTTAATTCTTCTTGAGCATCAAGCGTCCACGGATGATTAGCGATAATAGTTTCGTCTGAAATAATACCGCTAGAGTTCTTACAAGCTTCAATAATTTCAGATTGATTTAACGGTAAATCTCTATTAAAGATAAAGGTTACGTCATTTAATAGTGGTCTATTAGTTAGAGAATTATAAGCATTAATGAAAGTGAGTAAATGCTCTAGGGAGGCCTGAAATTCTGTTTCCATTTCATTCGCATCGAGATCGATGTCTGAGTACATGGAGTTAATGTTCATCTGATTAGGATTATTAGACATACGATCATCTTTAGCGTCGAAACCTCGACCATTCGTGATAATAGCTCGTTCTAAAAGCTTAATAATAATGTCGTAATTTTCGGCATTTACTTCGATATTAAGAGCTTCGACTCCGGCCTCGAATTCTGGAGAAGACGTAATTTTTAACGCTCCGTATTTAGCTAATTCACTACGAAACTTAGCTAGATTTTCGCCGTCGTAACCTTTTATAACGAGGATTGTATTATGTACGTCTTGAGACATTACGTTAGCGAAATTAGATAACATTTGATTTAATGCATCTTGTAAAGGCTTAACCTTAGATAGAAGCGGTACTTCTTCGGAGGAACTTCTAAACCAGATTAAAGGTACATTCTTCCAGTTATAATATTTATTATTCATCGAAATATACGGCATCGGCTGCTTTTGCGGATCGAGATATAAGGAATTATTACGGTATACATAGTACGTAACGCCTTCCGGTTTATAATATTCGACCTTATAGTATCGTTCCTTAGTATTCGTATTTGTATATTCGGTGAATTCGTAAAAATAAATAAACGCATCGAGCGACTCGTGTTCTTCATCGTGCCAGAAAGGAATTACGTATTCCGGCTTCATACGCTTTAATTTAAAATTACCGTTAGTATCGATATATGGATGTAGATAAGCAATAGTACCGATATAAGCATCCTTACCGAGATTTTTTAATTTACGTTGGAAGCTTTTATTAAAGTATTCGGACGTATCTTCGTTACATTTAACGTCGATCGGTTTAGAAAGTAAGTAATTAGTCTTTTGATCGACTAAATCATCGAATAGATTATTAATAATTTTATGATTTGGAATAGCACCGGTAGCGTCTGTAGCATTACCATTTTCATCGGGAATTAGATGCTTAGGAGGATTATGTTTTCCTTCGTAGTATTTACGGGATTGAATGATAATTGAACGTTTTTGTGAATAAAGGAACGACTCGAACTCGGCCCTTACGAACTCTATTTCCGTTAATCCCGCATTGTTACGTACAATACTATTCCATTGTTCAGTTAGGTTCATGGAATACCTTTCGTTTACATGAATGAGAATACAGGGCGTTGAATATTAATCGTTTCGGCGACGCCGGTTAAAGCATCGGGCGCATCATCATGGGCATTTTTACCTTCTCTTTGATAAGTAGTTAATGCTTTATAGAACTCCGGATATTTTGTATGCCAGTTTTGAGGAAAATATACGTGTTCCATAATCCATGTCGCATTCGATAATATTCTTGCCTGTTTATTTTTAGATTGATGAAAAGCGTGTATGACTGTATGATTGGTCTTATATTTTGTTTGTAGGATCGTATCGATTTGTCTGGAGAAGCCTCGACCACCGTTATTGGATTCGATATCGGCCTTATTCACTTTATGCTCGTATAAGTGTCTAGCTACTAAAGGCTCGGTTATTTCCATAGGCTCTTTTGTGTATATAACGTCGAGGATATATGCTTCTTTATTTTTTACGCCGTATATAATAGAGCATAAATAGTCTTCCCCTGTATCGGCTGTATCGGTATAAGATTTAATCTCGTCGAATTCGGGTAAGGTATCGTATGTTTTTAACGATGTATATAGACGACCTTTTAAATCGATAGGCTCTTGCTGATAGTTAGCTTGAAATATCTCGGGCGAGATCTGTTTCTGTTTCTCAAGGAAAGACTCGAGAGAAAGTACTTCGTCGCATAACATGTCGCCATTAGGTAGTTGAGCCTTCATCGTAATAACTTCGGCTTCGTCTCCGTAGTATTCAATACATTTACCGGCTAAATCGTTAGAAGCCCAACGAGTCATAATGATAATAATTTTGCCGCCTTCTTCTACACGAGAAAGCATAGTATCGGTAAACCATGAATAAATAGCTTCTTTTTTAGACTCGTTATTAGCTTCTTCAGCATTTTTAATTACGTCGTCGATGATCATAAGTGAACAACCGAACCCAGTCGCCGTGCCCGAAGGAGACGTAGCGAGATACGACGCATACTGACCTTCTAAGGACCACATATTCATAGCTGCATCGCCTTGTTTAATTCGAGTATTAGGGAATATATCGTTATATACTGTTATATACGGAGAAGCTTTTACTTCTTGAATAGAATTACGTACAGATTTAGCGAATTTAGTGGATAAAGTCTCATTATAGGAGCCAGTCATTATCTTTTGCGTCGGATCCCTACCTAGATACCACTCGACAAAAAGGGAGGCCGTACGGGATTTCCCTGTACGTGGCGGCATCGATATAATTAAGACTTTCTTATCGGATTTAATAAACGCTTCTAATCGATCGCATAATTCTTTGATGTATTTCCGCTCTAGCTTATAGAAGTCCGGCGCCTTTAATTGACAATAACGGAAAAAAGAACGCCTCGCTAATTCTTGTTTAGCTCCGAGAATAATTAAATCTTCGTCTATCGTAACCACCTCCTTTATGTGTTCGTATGTGTTCATTAAAGTTCAGTCCTACATAGGAAAGGCTACGACTTTTTATTATCGATTAAGGATTCTAAATCTTCTGTTTTAATGTTTTCGAACGGGTTATTATTCGTTACGTTAATACGCTGCTCGTAAGCCGCGTCCATCTTATTAAGGATATCGAGTGCCTTTAACCGATCTGTTAGCTTATGTTCTTCATTTAAGAAAATCTCGGTTAATGCTATTCGTCTATCTTCGATAGAAGCGACTCGTTGCGTCTGCCGTTTTTTTAATCGTTCCTCAAGAACCTTGATGTAGGCTTGTATAGATGGTTTTCTTAGGTTTTCTTGCGACTGTTTATTTATTACTGATTCGGAGGATGTGCTATATCCTGCTGCTCTGATTGCTGCTGATCCGTTATAGCCGTTATTAACTAATTCCTCACAAAATAATGCTTGCTTTCTCGTTAAGGTATAACCATCGACTACAAGCTTTCCGTTATTTAAAACCTCGATAGCAATAGGAACACACCTCCTTTACTTAATTGTTGTTATCGAATATATGTTCTTGTTTTTAAACAAAAAAAGAACGACTCGTTAGAGTCGTATCTTTTTCGGTATGTTATTCAGAAAGAAGTAAGGTTAGTGCTCATTCCGTAAAAGCACTAGCATTACTAGAAGCTAGGAGAGAACTTCTAGTAACGGTACTACTCTTAGAGGATGACGATCTTATTATTAATAGTATTATTATATAAATAAGGAGAAAAAAATAAATGGCGTTTTATTTTTCTTATTTAGTATTATATATAGCTTATTAATAATTAGTAGTATTTGTTTTGTTTGTGTATAACCTTTATATAGATATATATTATTAATATCTTATATTATATATAGTATTAGTAGTAGGGGTAGTTAGGGGTAGGAGTTCATAAAGGATTGAGTGGCGGCTCCTACCCCTTTATTAATATTTAGTAGATACTAGGACTACTATTAATCCTATTAATGTAGTCCATAGTAACGAGTATATCGCTGCGTCATACATTAAATTTATCATTAATAAAACTATTAACAAATTCTTCGGCTATTTTATACCGCATTTCTAAAATCTTTTTAATTACTACTTCTGCATTTTCAGCTTTTTTGCGGTTTTCTGGTGTGTTTAGAATTTTATAACAACCGCAATGACGCTCTTTTTGTTTATAGTTAAATCCTAAATATATAAGAATTTGATATGCATCTTCTTTTGATAAAAAATCGTAAGGATTTGTAATTAAAATTTCATTGCCAGAAAAAGAAATATAATTATTATTATTTTTTGTCATATCATAATACCACATTATTATTATTTACTTTCCTTACTATTAATATAATTATCAATAAATGCTTCGGCTCTTTTTTGTCTAATTTTTTGAGCAGCTTCTTCGTTTTTTAAGTGTTTTTCGGTAAATGCTAATACTTTATCAATTTTTTTCGATTTTCTTCGTTATCGTCTATATAACAATAAGTACGTCTAAAATAAGTATTAGGATCTATAATATCGTCTTTTACACTAAGATTTAAATATTCTATGACAATTTTTTCTAAATCTTTAGGCAATAAAATAAAAAAATCAGGTATAATCCTATCACCTTCTACAATAATGAATCGATCTTCATATAATAGATATTCGTCATAATACCAAGAATATAATTCTTTTGGCCTTTCCGGTTTTTTAAATTTAAAAAAAACTGTTTTCGCAAGCTAAACATTCTTTTCTATATTCAGCTTCTACAGCTTCTTTATTTTGAATATATTCTAGTCTTGCTTTATCTACTCCATTCCAATTAATAGGCATAGTTAGTTATTTCCTTTTGTTTAATTAATTAAAATAGTTTAAATAGTATTAATGGTATATACATTGATAGTAGTATAAATAGTATTAGTAAAATTAATTCTTTCATGAGAATTCCTTAAAAGTGAATAAGAGTAGGGTTAGCGGAGATCTTTATATTTTCGCTCGTATAAATCCTTGACCGATAGTCTTTGATCTAGGCATGTACCATCAATCATACTTATGTACATATAATCTAATAAATAATCCATAATATCATCATTGTTGCAACCAATAGGAAAAACATTTTTTTCTTTTATAAGTGATAACACTCGTCTTTCTCGTTCTAAAAATTCTTTATTAAATAAACGATTCAAGCTTTTCATTATTCACCATCCAATACTATACATATTTCTTTAAGAGCCTCGTTAAGATTAAATTTAATAGCTCTATATGAACATCCTGTAGCATTATATTTAGTAGCTATTTCTGTTAGAGGCATATTATTAAGATAATAATTAGTGAGCAAGAGTCTGTAGCGGGCGTTTTTTACTTTATTTATAGTTTTTACGATCTCTTGTTGAGCCTCGATATATTGATGCTGTAAAGTTTTTTCCTTCTCTTTATATTCAGCTACTAAGGCTTTAACTTCTTCGTCTGTTAACTTTTTAATATCTTGCTCGTAAATCCTAGTTAAATAATTAGACCTATTTAATTCTAGTGCTAGCTCTTTATACCGCTCTAGGTATTCTCTAGCTAATCTAGTATTATAATAAGGTTTATTTTCTCCGAAAAGCGGTTCCTCGATAAAGTTAGGCGAATTATCGAGGAGCTCTTTTATTTGCTGTCGTTGATCGTCATCATATTTCATTTTTTATACCTTAGAAAATGTCAAAAAAATCCATGTTCATACAATCGTTTGAACTATCATAGCTGCTATCACTATAGTCATTGTAATTATCGCTATAATCATTATAGTTATCGTTATGATTATCATTAAAAGCATTAGCGGCCATATAGCCGGCCATTAATGGCATTATAAAGTCAATATCATTATTGTTACGATTGTTTTCTTCGTTTTTGCGCTTTCTTTTTTCGTCGAGCATTCTTTTATATTCAGACCATGTATTCATCGTTTATTTTTCCTTATAATAAATTGAGACATAATTATAGGCTTCGTCATACGATATCTTTAACTTCTTGGCGATTTCGAAGTATGATTTACCTTGATACCACATCGAGCCGGCTTGATTAATATCCTTTAATTTTTTGTAATGCTTGTTTAATTTTCTAATAGACTGTTTTACATAGTCCATATACGTTGTATAACTAATACCGATAGCCGGATATACATCGTCAACAGCTGTTCCCTTGATATATAATTCGAAGGCTTCTCGTTGCTTATCTGTTAATATACTAAGATCGAGATTATCGATAATAGGATTATTAAATAATTGATATTCCGGCTCATATTCTTTACTGGCTTCTAGCTGATTAACACCTTCGTCATGGTTATCGCTTACTTCATTAAGTGAAGCTGTAGGCGTAATGGCTCTTAATACAGCATTGATTGTTATAATGTCGAGCCCTGTCATAGTCGAGATATTATCGGTAGTATTAGGCTCTTTAATTCTGTCGAGCGCTTCTTTAGCTTTATTAATCTTTTTAATAGCTGACTTATGAACGCTCGGTATTTTAACGGCTTTATTATCATCGATATATTTCATTAAATGAAACTTAATAGCTCGTCTATTAAATGTTGTGAAGGTGGCTCCTTTTTCTGGATCCCATTTACTAAAAGCATACGTTACATATGTCATACCTTCTTGAACGAGATCCTCGAAGTCTCCTTTATCTTTAAATTGATATGCTATTGATTTAACATGATCTATTTGATTTAATATAATCTTATCTCTAGCTTTACTGTTATTATTGTTAATATAATCTTGATATAAATTATATTCTTCTTCTTTAGTTAGATATTTAGTCATAGTTAATGAGGGTGAATAAGTGTAAGGGATGGGCCGATGATTAATGTTTCCGCTCTCAAGGTTCTTAAATCCGCCAGTTTAATTTTAAAGACAGGCTCCTCTTCTTTTGTGCATTGCGCACTCAATACCTCAAGCTTCGGGTTATACAATTTAACCCAATAATTAACCGTACTTTTTAGATCGGCCTCGCTGTATTCCCTTAAATAGAATAATTCGTAATAATCGTATAGATTAACGCCGCCGACGAGTCTTTTTCATTCTTACGTATCTTTGCATAATTATTATCCTTTTAATGTATAAATATTAAATTTACTAACAGTATATTTATTTAACTGCTGTTAATAGTATATTACCCAGAAAATCTTATTCTGTTACATAATTTTCTAAGAAATTAGAATTTATTTTTAAAAAAATATTAATGCAGTTTTTTAGCAGTTGTAATGGCCGAAATATTATAATAATCGCTCATGCGCACAATCTGATATTCATATTTCTTATCTTTAACTACTGCAAAAATAGCATTAGATACTTGTCTTTTATTGTCAGCCATAATAAAAACGTCGACTATAGTAAAATCTTTTAACAATGTTTCAAGTTCTTTTTTAAGTCCTAGTTCAGCCTCTTCGACTGTAATTTTATTGGCTGTCATATCTTTAATCGCTTCAGAGACTAAAAGAAGTTTAGATAAAGCTTCTCTTTTAGAATAAAGTTTGTTAGACTCTCGAAGTGCTTTTTCAGCTTTAGTCATTCTTAATTTTTAACCTCTTCTACTTTAACAAATGAATCATTAATACCATTAAAAATACCGGCTTTATATATTCTATCTTCGTCATCTTTAATTAAAGCATAAGCAGCATTAATTACTCGATAATTACGATCTAGATCGATAATAGCTGTATGAATAATAGTAAATTCCGGTAATAATTCTTCTAGTCGCTCTTTAAAAGCGTTGTTACAATCATTCTGATCTCGACCATGATTGACGATTTCGATAAACGTACTGCGGCTCGAGAATACTTCTTCTATAATATCCTTGTTACTCATTATTTAATCACCTTTTTAAGACGTTTAATTTCTTCATCTGTACCATTATTTAATAATAGATTTACACAGTCGTTATATTGTTTGTTATTGAACATGACCTTGATATCGTCGCCAAATTCTAATAAAGCTTCCTTACTTACTTTAGCAAAGAATGAGCCATTGGCAATAACAGGATTAAGCATAAATTTAGCATTTTGTCCTTTTCCAATTTGACGGATAATATTTGCTTTTTTTGCGCATCTTATATAGATGGTCGTCGTATTTTTAGACATATTACAACGGCTATTTAATAGTACATCCTTTAATCCGTCTACATTTAAATAAGATCGGTTTTTACTAGCATCTTTTACTAAAAAATTTTCTGAATTTAAATGAGTCGCAAGATAATTTGTAGCTGACTCAAATAATGAAAAATTACTTCGTTTTTTGCCTTGTTTATTGGCATCCTCTATAGCAACGTTTATAAGGCGCTCGATTAGCTTTTCTTTTTCGATCAATATTGCAGTCGTTCTCATCGTTAAATTGCTTAAATTGACATATTTACCGTCGTTAGTAAACATATTAATATGACATATTGGATCAGCTTTATCAATATAATATTTTTTATGTAAAGTGTCTTCCGGGATATACCTTACATCATATTCGGTAAAGCTGTTTATTTCTATATCGTCTATACCGTTGAAAATATCGATGTCATTAACATTCATTTAAGATTCTCCTATATATAATAATAACAATATAATTAGTGTTTCATTTGGGTAATATTCATTTTCTAATATTACCCATTTGAACTACAACTGAAATGGCGTTCGGCCTAGTATTTATCTGGCTTCGTAAGTATCTGAGCTTGTCGACCTCTTAAGGTATATATAAGACCCTGTAAAAAATTCTTCCGAGTATCATTTTTAATATTCTATATTTCGGATCTCAAATTAAATTTCGCTATCTAATTAAGTATTAAATGTATGCTACGATACTCGGCTTCGGTTATAAGAAATACGGTTTCCGTATTTGCCTTCAATATAATATTACCTACATATGATACGTTATGCGTTATATTTTATTTAAAATTACACGAATCGTGTAATTAATTTAGCATACATAATATGATTAACATACATAAATACTTAATATTCATATTCTAAATATATTATAACATTAAAATTTTTGATACGATGGCTTGACATAACATTAATTTTGTGCATACAAGGGATATTTTTTTCGAAAAGTGGTATTGAATATTGAATGGATTGGGGTTAATCCGGCGCTTGTCTGCGCCGGGGATATACTTCGGCCGGGATCTATGTATAGGATGTAAGAAATGTTTCGGTTTTATATTTTGTTTAAGTGTTGTAATAATTACCGGTGCTCTATATATGAGATGATACGATAGTTAAATATTGGTTTAAAATGTCGGCTATTTATGAAATGCTTAAAGGTTAATGATAGCGGTTTTAGATTTAAAAATTGATACGATATCTTGGGCCGTGGATAATGAATGGAGAATACTCTAGCAGCGACTCAAATCATTCTATAAGCCACGCCTATATGAGATACTAAAAAACGAATCTTAATATGATGATGTGCAGCGACTATAGCTATCACTCGCCTTATGAACGGCTACGGATCAAATTTAATTTAAAACCGATTACATTCCAGAAACGAGCCGCTACTAACTGAATACTTAACCTTTATCCACTTTAAAACCAAACATAATTAACGACACATAACATTTATAACACGCTATACACTCAAATAAACGTCTTATATATGCTTAACATTTTAGAACACCGGTAATAAATTACATCCCCGGCGCACGTAAGCGCCGGAAATATCGTTATAGCCATAGAATAATCTCATATCTTACGTGCCGATCATTCACTTAGTATCATACTTAACATATACCACCCTACACGAGATGCTTATAGAATAGTCAAATTTAACCGGTATGCATACTTAATACATATCGACATAGTTTCTATCGCTCATCATATTAAACATTGATTACAAGGCCTTTAACGCAACTTTAGACTGCTACTCATAATAAACTTACGTATTAAACATAATAATCCTTACGAAGCAAATCTAAATTATTACGCATTACATCCTTACGCCGATAGCTATACAATTCAAATATTTGATCTGTGAGCGAGTTTTCCCTTAAATGCATACAAACATATATCGCATACATTAAAAAGGCCTTATACGCTAAGTATCTTAATAATATGATATGCTGCTTACGTCCGATACGATATATATGCTTCCTACAATACCTAAAAAATCGCTAAATTTGCCCCTGTATGCTCGTTTAACTATTCTTAGCTATAATTACCTACCCCAGAATGCTAAACGCCGTAGAGACGCAAATTTTTAATTTTAGCAAAAATAAAAAAGCACTTACCATTTAAGATAAGTGCTGATTATATGCTTACGCTAAGTCGAATACCGTAATAACGATGAATACGACTAATGCTGCTAGCGTTACGTACCCTACATACGGCTCATATAGCTTAACGATATCAAGCTTAGACGTATCGATACCTAAGGCCCGGATCCTAGATAGCGGTAGAAATAATACTCCGATTATGATAATAGCTGCGCTTAGGCTGTAAATGTATTCCATGATGTTATACTCCCATATATCCCATATGCTACAATACCCATAAAATTCATTTATTTGAGCTGTACGGGCCTTTTAATATAATTCTAATATAATTACATATGACGTTAATTTTTTAACCAAATAGACGATGCTTGTATAATTATAATTAAAGCCCTTGTACCATATCGCATACAAGGGCTGTATATTTATTACTGATTACATAATGCTTCGAGCGCTTCGTTAATGATCGGCTGGAGCAACTTATTAGACTCGATTATGAATTTCTGCTTCTCAGCTTCGCTTAACTCGCTAAATCTGTCTTCGTTACCTTTAATAGGCTTTGATAGTGCTGTATAGATATCGTAATTAGCTCTTAATCTATCGTTGAGAGTCTGATTACTAAGACCAAAGGCATCGGCTAAATCAGCTACACAAGCTTTATATTCGAGTTCGTCATAGAATTTAGTTTTGACTGTAAGTCTACGATTACGTTGTTGCTGACTACGAGTAGCCCAACGGCAATTATTAGGGCCATAAGGCTTATCGTTATCGATACGATCGATTGTAAGTCCATCTTGATATGTTTCATGCATATCTTCGTAGAAATTATCAAAGCTTTCCCATCGTGGATCGTAGCCGATTTTAGAATATGTTTCGTATTGTTGTTGGCTAGGATTATTACAACGAGATTTTAATTGTTTCCAAATACGATAGAAGCGAGTATTACTTTTACCGTGAGTTACGCTTTTAGCGGTTGGTTTTTGCTTAAAATTTCTTTTATAACCGCTAGCAGCTGTACATCTGCTATTTGTAATTTGATTAGTATTCAACGTTAATACTTCGTTAGTCCGCCGGTCTCTCACTTCCCAGATATGGCCCTCATTATGATTGAAGTCTACGTGTTTAATAATTTCGTACTTATTTGTTCTAGCTTGTAATTTTTCCATTAATTTCATGTTAGTTACCTCTTTACTGAATATTAAATAGTAAGGCTCTTTATTTTTGCTTTACAATATAATATTACCTATATGTAATGCATTGAGTGCGATAAATTTTAAAAAATATTTAATTAATCCACGAATTGTTAATTTTTTCCTTTAAGAAAGCTTCGAATAATTCAATATTAACGAGCTTTTTCTTATGGGAGATGCTGATTACGCCCTCTTTAAATTCTGGATCGCATTGCATTTGCATTACTAAAGAAGTAGCTAATGTACGACCAATGTCGAATGTCTTAGTTAAATTAGTTACCGAGGAATACTTAACTTCCACTGCGCTTATAATCCTTTCTTGGAAGTCTTTTCGGCCATAGATCAGAATGAATAATAACCTAACTGTTACTATTAATCTATGAGATATCTCGTTGCTCACGCAACTTATTTCTGTTTATTCACCACGAATAATTATCTTTATAATACGATTATATATGATCGTATATGATTTGTAAATACCATTGACAAAAAATGTTAATCTCATTAGAATATTAATTAAAGGAGGTTCATAAATGAAGAGAACAGAATTAATTAACAGCCGTAAAGAGCTAGGCTATACACAAGAATATGTAGCTAAATTATTAAAAGGATATAGCCGCCCGGCTTATGCTATGCTTGAGTCCGGCAAAATTAAACGTGTACATATTAGTATACAGCGTCAGCTATCTAAGATATACGGTAAGCCGATCGAGGTATTATTCCCCGAGGATTACGACATTAAAGAAGAAGCTATTAACTACACACAAGAATTACAGCATCTCGTTATGTATTTAGCTCCTAAGCAGCAAAAAGCATTATATGAGCTATTATCGACTATCGTAAAGGAGACTTAAATGTTTGTAGAAGAACGCATTACTAAAAAAGGTATATCATATCGATATGGGGAAAGCTATACCGACCCGTTAACCGGTAAATCTAAGAAAGTATATCATACGTCTTATAAGAATACGGCTGTTGTACGTAAGGAAATACAGCGTATCTTAAACAATAAAATCGACGAAATACTTAAAAATTTTAACAATAAAAAGAATATGAGGCTCGAAGAACTGGTAAGCGAATTCGTCGAAATAGATAGACCGCTACGTAAGATCACGACTCAGCAGCATATCGACTATCATCAAAAAACCTTAACGAAGTGGTTCAATAAGGACATGTTAATCAGTAAAATAACGGCGCTATACTTACAACGTACGATTAACTCTCTCTTATCCACTCATAGCTATAATTACGTTAAAGCAGTATATAGCTTATTAAAGCAGTCATTAAAATATGGTAAACGCATGGGTTATATCAACGATATAAGTTATTTAGACGACGTTATATTCGTTAGAAATAAACGTACTCCCGAGCAGCTCAATAAAGACCGTAATAAGTTCCTTACTAAAGATGAACTAATACTCTTCTTATCTAAGTTAAAAGCTATTAATGAGCGAGCCGCTACCCTATTCGAGTTCCAATCCTTAACAGGGCTTCGTATCGGAGAATTAAGAGCATTACGTTCGCAAGATTATAATACTAAGGAAGGCTATATCGATATAAATGCTACCCTTACTCACAATAACGTCAGAATAGCCCCTAAAAACGAATATTCAGTAAGAAAAGTAAGTTTATCTAATGACGCTAAACAAATAATTATTAAATGCTTTCAATTAAATAAAGCTCGTGAAGGCTTCGTACAAGGCTATAATAATCCAGATAATTATATTTTCGTAACCGACGGCGGCGTACCTTACGACTCGCATTACCTAAATAAACTCCTTAAAAAAGTACCGTTTCATAAAACAGTAACGACTCATACCTTCAGACATACACATATATCGTTATTATCTGAAGCGAATATACCGCTTAAAACGATTATGGCTCGTGTAGGGCATAATGAACCTAAGACTACGTTATCAGTATACACTCATGTTACGGACGAAATGAAAAAACAAGAAATAGAAGCTTTAAATGCTATTAATTTAAAGAAAGCCTAGTTAAGTTATACTAGGCTTTTTATCATGGAGTGGATAAATGGATCATAGGCCATTAAATAGCTACGCCTTTTAAGACGCCTTGTCAAATCGCTGCGAAGTGAGCGTAAGCGAGCAAGCCGATTTACGGGGAAAATTTGGGGAAAAAATGGGGAAAAGTTATCGGTTATTATATGAAATTTAGCGAACATATATGAACAATAAAAAATACCGGAAGACTAGATGATTACTACGTTTATATAGTAACTACCTAACTTCCGGTATTTCTATGTTTTAGTGGTGGAGATGAGGGGTATACCCTGTATGATACCACGTAAACACTATATATTTATAACGTATTCCTGTCAAGGGGAATACTATGGGGAAAATTAAAATTTAACGAAGTCGTAAGATACAGCTGCACCGTCTAAGCTCTTACCTTTAGGATTAGTAATCGATTTAAAAGCCTCGACTCTTAAACGATCACGCTGATAATGTACCGTACCATATATATCATTATTAATAACAGCGACTCCGGCTCCGATACGATTTTTCTTCTCTTGGTGAATACTATAATAGTTATTATTTATAGAAGCGTTCTCGCTGGTCGTTTCTTTTAAAAGGTAATCAGCTTTATCTTTTTTAGCTAACATATTAGCTTTACGATCAGCTTCTTCTTGGGTACGAGCCGTATATTGGATATCGGCCGGCTTAGTCTTAGCTTTCTCGATTAAATGCGTTACCTCTTTAACGTCGCCTTCGCCACGATATTTGTGCATATTTAATTGTGCTTCTCGTATATTATCACGACTAACGCTAGCTATATTCTGTACCGGAACAGTCGAGTCTTTGATGCCTTTATTATAGAAATAGAAGCAAGAACCAACCATAAGGGCGATAAGAATTAGGATAGCGCCGCCGATTAATATGCGTTTATTTATGAACCACATAATCACTAATACCTCGAGCAATAGCTCTAGCAAAATCATCAGCATTATTAATTAACAACAAAGCATCGCTATCATTATCGATAAAAGCAGTTTCGACTAATACAGCCGTCATATCAGTATGTTTTAATACGATAAGACCCGGCATTTCTTTAATACCTCTATCAGTAGTACCTAAACTATTAACGATTTGATCTTGAATACAAGTAGCTAACGTAGTAGAGTCGCTACCATAACGATATACGATAGTCTCTGTACCGTTAGCTACTGTGTTAGCAGCGTTACAATGAATAGATACGAAGATATCGGCATTCCAATCGTTAGCAGCTTGACATACTGGATATGGTCTGTCTGCATACGGAGAGTCATAGTATAAGTTATCAGACTGCATGACTTGCGTTTCGTAACCTACTTGATTAAGATAATAAGCTACTTTATTGCCGATTTCGTAAGCGATAGCCGCTTCGTTAATACCGTAGTTATTGTTAACGGCGCCACAGTCATATATCTGATCGTGGCCCGGATTTATAAATATTTTCATTCTTAGAATTATCCTCCTCTAATTTATCGGGGATACCGTTATGATTTCGATCGAGCCATAACATTAACAAGCCTATTACCGTAGCCAATACTCCGGGTACAGCGTATGTATGATCGATAATCTTAATACCGATATCGATAATACGGCTATCTTCTGGAGATACGTCGCCTTTGATAAACGACATTACGAATTGTACGATAATTAGAATAATGACTACGAACATTAATAATATAAAGGCTCGTACGGCTAGAACGCCGTTAGGATGAATATTAGCGACTCGAATACTCTGATAGGTATTCTTTAGAGAGTTGAATATTTTACTTTTATAATCCATGTAAAAGCCTCATGGGAGGGGGAGCGCTTAACACTCCCCTTATGAACACTATTTAATTTTTTCTCGTAATTTATCTAATTTAGTACTTAAATCATCTATACGATTATGACTTAATTTAATAGACTCTTCTACGATACTAATGCGTTTATCAAGGGCTCTTCTATCTTCCCTAGAAGCCTCGATTTGTCTTAAAATCTCGTTATTTTGTTCCTCAGATTTTTTAAACATAACCATAATTTTTTCTTCGAAGGCCTTACGATCAGCTTGATCTTTTTCAAATTCGTGCATAACTTTAATAAAGCCACCGAGAAGACTTAAAGCGGCTAACGATATAGTAATAATTTCTGAGATATTCATTAGGCTTTCCTTAACTTAATTTATGAATTTTATTTTATTAAATGCCAGTATATGAACCTCTTAGCAATTAACCCATTTATTAGCGTAGATATCCCATTTTTTAGTTTCATCGTGATTATAGACTTCAAAATCAACTTTATAAAAAGATATATCACTAGGTGGAACAGACTCATCTGCTACAATAATTTTATTGGGACCGTATTTATTAGAGAACTTATCTCGAAGATTTAAGTTATTATCTTTCCAAACAAAAGAAGGAATTTCTAATACTTTAACTTCAGAACCGTTAAAAGCGTCAATATCAATATCAGTAGCCTTTGGTAATTTCACAATGTTATAACCACACCAACTAAACGCTTCAGAACCTACTTTAACTACATTAGGACAATTTAACTCTCCTTCTAAATCGCTGCGGCCATAAAATTGTCTTGCCGGAATTTCTGTAGCTGTAGTAGCGTCAAAATTAGGCTCTGGATGAGGCTCGGGCTTAGGTGGTTGATTTTTATCTTGTAGGTTATTAAGAGTATCTACTACTTCACTATCAGAATAACCTTTACTATTAGCACGTTTTACCGCATCTAGTATATAAGCATAAGTGCTAGCTGTTTCAATTGTGTTAATTTCTTCGGCAAATTTAAACAATTTACCTTCGGAATTTACGCCTTTAGATTGAATAGCGTCTCTGATTTGAGTGATATGACCGCCAAATTTATTAAGTTCTTCCATTAAGTCGATTGTAACTTGATCCATTATTAGTTACCTCCGTTAAGTTTCTTTAATTCATTGATAATTAATTGTAAATCGTTTTTAACCATAAAAGCCGAAGTATCGGGAGCAGGCCCCGGAGGTCCTTGAATGCCCGGTTCTCCTTTAGGACCCGGATCTCCTTTATCGCCCTTAACCTTTAAAGCGTTTAATTGTTCTTGAGTAAAATCGCTATATTTGAACGGTTCACCCTTTGGGCCGGGAGGGCCTTCTAAGCCGTTATCACCTTTTGGGCCTTTAAGCTTCTCGAGCTGCTCCGGAGTAAAGTCTTTGTACGTAAAAGGATCGCCCTTCGGGCCATCTTCACCACGAGGGCCCATAGGACCCCTAAGGATATCTAATTGATCTGAAGTAAAATCGCTATATCTAAAAGGCTCGCCTTGAGGACCCGGATCACCTTTTGGACCTTCGTCGCCTTTATCGCCTTTAACTTTAAGAGCCTCTAGCTGTTCTGGAGTAAAATCATTATATGTAAAAGGCTTACCTTGAATGCCCGGCTCGCCTTGAAGCCCTTGTATACCGGGATCACCTTTCGGGCCTCTTAAAGCATTTAACTGCTCTGGAGTAAAGTCTTCGAATGTAAAAGGATCGCCTTTAGGACCTTGTTTACCTTCCGGACCTGTTAGACCCGGTTTACCATCATTACCACGAGGACCGGGGATATTAATAGTAGTGGATAAAGGAGAAGGGATCTCTATTTCTGTTATTAGTGCGTTGGGGATGTTATTAACTGTTTCCATTATGAACCCCCATTAATGTAAAGAAATATTATGATAGAATTTAATACTACCCATTACGATTTTATGATAGTAACTACCATTCGTAATAAATACATCGTAGTAACCTTTATCGATAGAACGAGATAGGCTAGTCGACTTATTAGAAGGAATACTTACATAGATTTTATTGTCTTCGACTATGCAATTAGCCTCGATAAGTAAATTATCGTTTTCATCACGCACTTTACAAATAGCTCTTACATTATTAAAATCGATATCGCCCTTAACAAGGTATACACGGTTCCAATCGTCGCCAGTATGTAATACCTCGGATTGCTTTTTAATTGTATTCATACTTAACCTCGTCTTCTAACAGCGATACACATATAGTTAGCTGTACCCGGGTAGAATGTTTCGTATCGAGGACCGCCAGTATCGGAAGAATGAGTCTTAATATAAATACCGACCTTAACTCTACGGCCTTCACGATAGCATACAGGGTTATAAATTAACGTATGTAAGTTATACATATTAAGCCTATTATCATCTTTATTGCCGCTAGCTAAACTTACGAGCCAAGTACATTCATTTTCGCTAAATCCTTGAGGAACCGGTAAGTATTGATCGTGGTCGATCGTACCGGACGTAATAGTAAAATCGCCTTGTAGAGCGAACGGGAAGAAATTGCTGCCATTATACCAACCCGGAACATTCTTAGAACATAACGCAACTCGATCAGTATTATGAGTAGAACCGACATCTAAGTTTTCGCCGTCGTTACCGCCTACACCGATAGCATGGATTTTATTATTACCGCCATCGAATTTAATACCGGATTGACCACGTACAAAGTTAATATCGCCATTCATAGTACCGCCGGCTAGCTTTAAGCATTTCTTTGTTTCGTTAAGGACGTCTTCTTCGGTAGCAAGTGGTTTATTGCCAATTTTATTATTGTACCAACACGGCTTATTCACACTATTTAATTTAATATCGTTAATAGCTTTATATTCAGTATTAGACTCTACTAAACCGATATCGAGATTACCGTTAGAAGCTACTCGAATTTTAGTCTTAATAGTATTATTAGCATTATTAAATACTACGCCGATACTATTATTAAATTCGAGATTACCCGTCATAGTATCGCCAATACGTTTAACGAAGTCACTTTTAAGCTTTAAATTAAGCTCTTCGCTAAGCTTTTCTGGCGTAACGCATTTATCACGCAATTTAGGAGTCGTAACACTACCGTCTGGATGATCGATAGGGTTAGCTTCTTTGTGTTTTTTAATTAAATCGCTAGTATCGCCAATAGCTTTATCAATTTTATCCCAGTTATCGTTACGGAGGTTTACGTCGTATTTCTCCGTTTCGGCCGGCTTTAATAGTTTAATATTCTTAGTATAAGTAGCCATTACTTAGGTAAGACCTCCTGATTTAATGCGAAGTGAGTAAATTGAGCTAGCTCTTTATGGGTATAGCGGCTCAAATCTATATGACGGTTATATAACAAATCGACGTCGTAGATTAGATTCATCGGAATAATATCCTTTAATAAATTAGCTACGGCGTTACGCTGTCTTTTAACACCTAACGACACTTTAAAATGTACGTTATAGTTCTTATAATCTTGCTCGATCTGATAGTTACCTTTACCGCATATACCGTCGAGTAGTTCACGTAGTTTAATCTCGGTATAAGGACGTTGACCGGCTAATTCTAGTAGAATATTAAAGCGCCGATCGTCGATCGTATCGTCGGGAGCCGGAATAATATCGAGTATGGATTCCCATTTCTCTAAACCGAAACTTTCAGCCGTCATAATATATTGTTCCCTAAAGATATCGACCATCGTATTCCATAAGGCTTGTATTTCGACGCTTTCACTACGATATATCTCTTGTATTTCTTCGACGTTGCCAGATACCGGAACCGCAAATTCAGATAAGTCGATGATGCGTCTATATTTATCGAAGTTCATAAGATTATCCCTTCGTTAGTGTTAATGTGCCGAATACCGGAATTTGATTAGGCTTTAAATCTAAACGCTTAATAGCTTTACCATTAATCTTGATATCGCCTACATCGATTACGTTATCGAGATCGACAGCTAAGGAAGTAATAATGGAGCTACGTACCGTAACGAATTGATTTTCTTCTTGCGTCGTCCATTCTTTACGTCTTAGAAGGAGCTTTTCTTTAATTTTCTTAGCAAGTTCGTCTTTAATTTCGTTAACTGTATGACCGGCCGTAATAGTAACCGGTACTTCATAATTAATAACGACTTCTTCAGCTGCTTCGACAGTTACAGTATGACCGATCGGAGCGAGTCCATAGCCCTTACCTCGTTTATCCACGTCTAAGGGATCGAGCGCTACTTGAACTTCTTTAACGAGCTCCGCTGATGCTTTATTAAACTCATTATTAATTAACACGACTTTAACCGTACCGCCACCATTCCAACAGCGATATATTTTAGAACCGCCAGTACCGGCAATACTTAATACTTTTTCTTTATAGTCTGCGCCGTTACCGCCATAAGCCTTAGATTTTAAAGCTCGAATGTATCGATTTCTAAAAGTTTCGGTTTCTTCTTCGTCTTGCCCCGGTACCAATACTTCTTTAATCTCGGCTGTTTGTAACCCCGGAACAGTCTCGATCGGAGTAATTCTACCGATACAGTAATTACCTTTAGCTCCGGCTGTTTCGCATACTAATTTGAATTCATTTTTACTTAGATCGATAACCTCGATAACTCTGAAGTTTAAATCTTCGTAGTTAAACCGAGTACCGATATCGACCGCACTCGAGAATACGCCTTTAACTTCGGCATACGTAGCTTCTCGAGGATATATATTATATTCAGCAGCTCGCAATTTAAGAAAATCACGATCAGCTGTTTGGGCAAACGTTTGTTTGATAATAACTTGAGCCATTAAATATAATTCAGTAGCCTCAAATGCAAAAGGAGCTACTGCATCGTAAATAATAGACCCTTGTCGTTTATCGTATTTAGTTCCTACCCGATAGAGGGCATCGGACAATATATTTTCGTAAGTTTTAGTTTCGTACATAAGCCGTTACCTCTCTCGATATATTATTAATTTCACCGTAGATAGTATTAGCTGTGAATAAGCATAGTACATCGCCACCATTATTTGAGAATCTGAAGTCGGTAACTTCCTTAATCCTATTATCGGCAAGTAAGGCTTCCTTTATGCGTCGCTCAATCTCGGCGTATACATAAGGAATAGGTCTACCGATTAAATCGTTAAGTTCGATACCGTAGTTCCAGTCGTAAATCAAATATTTATAGCGCTCTGTATTAATAATCTTAAATATAGCCTGTTTCATAGCTTCGATATCGTCGCATATTCCGATAAGCTTATAGTCGCTCTCGTAACGTACTCTGAATGTATTCGAAGTCTGATAATTGACGACGGTGTTAGCGTCAATCTGGTTATTTATAGAATTAGGAGTTAACATTATTTAGTCGTACACCCCGTATTTGGATTATAAACTCGATCAAAAGCGATAAAACGCTGACCGCCAGTCTCACGAATTAACCATACTTTATCGCCTACTTTTAAAGCGTTATGGATCAAGAACTTTTTACGCCCTTTATATTCGTGGTTATGGCTTTCAAATAAAGCATAGCCACCGCCACCGGACCTATTCTCTGTGATATGATCGACGCTAATTTCTGCGGTCCAGTCGCTCGTATTTTTCGTTAATTTAATACGCTCTTCCGGAATAATCATCTTAGAATCGAGGGCTATCTGTAGAGGAGCTTCGGAGATAACTTTTCCCGTAAGAATAGTAACCGGTACTGTAGCATCGACAGCATTAACAGCCATATTCTTTATAAGATTGGCTATCATGTTATAGTCATTTTGCATACTTAGACTCCTGTTCTAATAATCTTATTAGGAGCTTCGCCATTTCTGAAGGCATAATTAACGTCTGGGTAGTGGATAACGTAGCCTTTATCGGAGCTATTGCCATAGCAGCCGCCCATACCATCACTTACTACGACATGATTATTGTCGCCGTAGAATAATAAGTCGCCTGCATTAGCGGAACCTGTGTAAGCGTCGCTAGAATAGCCACGATTATTAAGATGCGCTTCTAAATCATCGGTATTAACGATACCTTTAGCTCTGGCATCATATAAATCGGTATTATAGTAACTGCCGGCTAACGTAGCTCGATCGACACAGCCTTCTGTACTATATG